TGGTAGTGGAACGCCTATCGGAATACTATTACAGGTTAACAATGTTGACAATGCAGTGCAGAGCCAACTTGACCTTGTTGCAGGAACGAATGTAACTCTTACCGACAATGGAGATGGTAGTGTAACTATTGCTGCTACGGGAGGTGGTGGTGGTGGTGGTTCGGGCACGGTTACAAGCGTAGCACTTACAGCACCTTCTGCGTTCAATGTTAGCGGTTCGCCTGTTACCACTTCGGGAACTTTGGCAATAACAGGGGCAGGAGATGCTAGCGAATACATTGATGGTAGCGGTGCATTGCAAACGTTTCCAACTATACCAACTTCGCTTGATGACCTAACTGATGTGTATCTTGATAATCCTAATGATGGCGATGCGCTCATTTATTTTTCAAGCGGCAACGAGTTCAAGAATCAAGCACTAGCCGCAGTTGCAACATCCGGGGATTACAATGATTTAAGCAATCTACCCACCATACCAACTAACCTTGATGACCTTGCAGATGTTAACGCACCAACACCATCGAACGGGCAGGTGCTTACATACAACAGCACATCGGGAGATTGGGAAGCGCAAACACCAGCAGCGGTTACAGGTTATGTGCCGTACACAGGTGCTACACAGGATGTGAATCTTGGTGAATTTGGTATTCAACTTGGCAATCTTGAATTTGATATCACGCCAACTAACATACCTGTTACTCAAGGCAGCGTGTACTGGGATGACAATGCAGAAACACTTGCATTGATAATGAATGGCACAACGCAAAAGGTAGGTGAAGATACTTTTTACCATGTGCGTAATACCACAGGTTCAACCATACCCAAAGGAACAGCTGTGCGCTTTGCAGGTACTACGGGCAATAGTGGCAGGTTATTGATAGCACCAATGCTTGCAGATGGAACATACCCAAGCACATACTACATGGGTATAACATCTGAAGAATTAACGAATAACACGGATGGCAAAGTATATCACTTTGGTAAGATGCGTGGTGTAGATACCAGTGCATACAATGACGGAGATATCTTATACGTGTCAACAACGGTGGCAGGTGAATTTCAAACAACCATGCCCGTTGCGCCAAACAATATCATAGTAGCCGCAGCCGTAGTTCATGCTGCAAACAATGGCACGTTAATGATACGTACGACTTTAGGTAGTAACATTAACTCAGATGAAGGAGTATTGATTACATCGGTTGCAAATCGTGATCTATTAATATACAATTCTGCAACTAGCCTTTGGGAGAATGACACATTAACAACAAGTGATTTGCCAACGGGCATTGATGCAGCTAACATCGGAACAGGTAACGTATCAAATACAGAGTTCGGTTATTTGGATGGTGTTACATCTGCAATTCAAACGCAGATCAATAACAAAAAAGACACGATATCATTTGCGCAGGTGTACACTGCAAGTGTTGTATCAGGTGCAACAGTGTATGCAGCGGTTGCAGGTATTGCCACATACAACGGAACGGAAACGAATAGACAAGTGGTGTCTGCTGTGAGTGGTACTATCAAAGACTTTTACATGACTAATAATACCATACAGCCAGCGACAGGTTCGCTTACAATTAACCTGCGCATTAATGGTGTGAACTCTGGTATTGGTGTTACGCTTACCAATGCAGATGGCAACTTTGCTACACTAAGTGATACGGTCAACACTGTGGCTGTTTCAGCCGGGGATAAGATAAGCTTTCAACTTATCAATGGTGCAAGTTCGGCAAGCGCACAGGTACAATCAATGGCATTTATTATTGAACGTAGCTAATGGCAAGTGAGTTTGAGGACATATTAAACGAGTATGCACTAGCTGTTGTTGAGCGTGCGCAATCTAACCTACGTATCAAAAGACGTGTACGTGGTAAGACTGTCAATCGTGTTGCATCGGGCAGGTTGCTCAATTCACTATACTACAATCTCAAGATACGATACAACAAACCCACCATTGACTTCACCGTATCTAATGATGACGCAGGTAAGTACGCAGATGTTATTGAGTTTGGGCGTAGAGCCGGTGCGAAGATGCCACCTGTCAAACCTATTGAGGATTGGATTAGGTTGAAGCCTTTAAAGCTTCGCAACAGACAGGGCGAGTTTATCAAAGCCACAGAGAGCAACATCAAAAGTGCTGCATTTGCCATTGCAAAAAGCATCGGTCAAAAAGGCATTGAAGGTATTTACTACTACACAGAGGCAATAGATGATACGTGGGACGAGTACAAGGACAAGCTAATGGATAGCTACATTAAATCAATAGAGAATCGATTACTGTTAAACAAAAGATAGATGGCAATAACAATCAATGACCAACCCTACAAGTGGGCGGTACGTGGTCAAAAGCTAATGATAATTGCAACGAGTACGGAAACTGCACAGACAGGATTCCGATACGGGGTTGAGGTTGTTATCGATGCAAAGACATATAACTTTTATATACCAGCTGCGCCCGATGATAAGCTATACTTCGACCTTGCACCCCTGCTTGATGACATGCGCAACTATGAGCCATTGAACTTTCACTTCAGCACAGATGATACGGTGGATGATTTGAGCAAGCGCACAATCAATTTCACTTTGTCTGAATGGTGGATAGTAGGTGGCGTGTTGACAGAGGCTGAAGGTAGTGAGGAAGCAGGTGAAGAAATGATTGCCATCAATGGCTACTTCCAAGTAATTGATGCGTACAAGCCAAACGTAGAAACAGGTACGCAAAAGGTTAAGTACTCACTGACATCGAATACAAGCCTTGCCATGAGCGATAGGCAAACAGATACGCACTCATGGTATTTGGCAAGCACTTGGGGTTTCAGCCCCACAGGTAGCAACTTGATATGGATTCCTGCGTTTGAATCAGACTACGGTGTGCTATCCATTCCGGGCAATGATGACTATCTATCGAATAATACACCTGTGACTTTGCGCATCACAATCTTTTCTTCAACGGGTGCGCCTAGTAGTCAGGATATAACTTTGAACAATTACGATATTGAGGCATTACCTGTCTATCCTGCTAACCTGAATGATTGGACAGGGTTGACGGTGAAGCCTTCGCTGTTTGCTAATTGGCGTTGTTATCAGGTGCAAATAGTTAGTGGACTTACACAGAAAAGCATTAGCTATATTTTCTACAATGCAGGTGTATATGGTCAATCGGATTGCCACAATGATAAGATACGTTTAGGATGGGTTAACAGCCGTGAAGGTTGGGACTATATCAACTTTACAAAGAAGTCAGAAATGACTGATGAAATAGAACGCAAGAACTACCGCAAGGTGTTGTTCAATGGTACAACGTCTGTATTTAATTTAAATGATCGTGGATTGCAGGAACGTAGAAACATCGTGCAACAAGTGCTAACCATAACGAGTGATTACATTAGTGAAGGTGAATTTAAGTTTTTGCGTTCACTGCTTGTGAGCAATCAAGTTACGTGGTTGAGTACGGATGCAGGTAAGCCTGTTGAGATACCCGTGAAGCTTGATGATACAACGTATGTCGAAAAGAAAACCCGTGACGGTAAGCTATACAACGTGACTTTAAAGGTAAGAATCGCAAACGAATACTGGACATAACATGAACGGAGAAGTACAATTAATAGTTAAGAGCAAGGTAATACCTGTCAATGATACAAGCACAGAGTCATTACAATTTAGCATTGCTTCCGGGCAAAGCTATTTTATTTCAACTAATTCAGCACCGCTAACTGATTATTACCCCATAGGCACTAAGATAACTTTCTTTGACAATAACGTATTTCCTGCGGTTGAAGTATTTACAACTTATGTAACCAATAGTGATGATGCCACGGGTTTTGTTTATGTGTTTCCATCCTTACCTGCTATTAATGCAGTTGGTATTGATATTTATGCCTATGCGCCTCAGACGATAGACAATTATCTTGACCTATTCGAGAATGAGAGCATATCGCAGAATTGGAAGTTTCAGGACTTAACTAATTTCACAGCACAGGGTGCGTTTAGCCGTGAGTTTAGAATACCATTTAGCGAGAATAATCAAAAGGCATTAGGTGCTTTGTTTGATGTAAACAATGAAGCAGGAGCAGCCAACTATTTTCACTACAAGTTACCTGCTGAAATACGTGTTGATACGCTACCGATTGCCACAGGATACATCCGAGTGCGCAAGGTGTACAAGCAAATGAATCGTATCAATGAAGTTGAGATAGCGTTCTACGCTGAAACGCCTGACTTAGTACGCAACATCGGAGATAAAAAGCTTGCAGACATTGCTGACCTAACCACATTAGATGAGATTGTTGATTATGACATTGTAACAACACCCACATCTGAAAGGATTTGGACGCTATGCGATCGCGGTCAAAGATGGAGTGAGGGCGGTGAAGCAAACACTCGGTCTTTAAATACAACAGCTACGCCTGTATTTGCCGAAGATTTAACACCTGCCCTAAGTTGGGCATACTTGTTTGAGAAGATAATCACAGAAGCAGGCTTTGAACTTGTAGCAGGTACGCTAAATACCCTGCTATCTAACTACTGGATGCCATGGTGTAACCAGTCAAACATCATAGGTAGCGATTCATACAACTCCTTATTCTTTAGAGCATACAATTCAGCGCAGGTAGGTATATCAAATAGCTATACCACCATACCTATCAATACGGAATTGTTTGATAACAATGGTGATTTTAATACAGCTACCAATACTTACACTGCACCCGGTGGAGGTTGGTATACGTTTAGGGCGGTGTTAAAATTTAGCACTGCATCAACAACACCGTGGGATATTATTGTTGCATTACGTGTCAATGGTGTTGTGAATTTTAGTGAGATGTATTTTGGTACAGCCACCAATAACACGATTGTCGATTGCAATTTGCGTTGGGCATTAAACACGGGAGATACCGTGCAATTAGTAGTGCTTCAATCAAATCTACCTGTGAACAATCAGCTATATGTCCAGGCAGGGGATGGCACATTCAATAAGACATTATTTGAGGTAAATAAAACTGAATTGTTTTTCGGGCAAACTATTTACTACAACTTGAACGCACCCGATATGAAGCAGATAGACTTTGTGACGGATGTAATCAAGATGCATAACTGTGCTATTGTCCCCGATAGGGCAATTCCAAATAAGATATACATCGTACCACAAAATAGTTATTTGGGTAGTGGTGATACGCTAGACTGGACATCGAAGCTTGACACAAGCAAGGACATTGTAATAAGTAGCACAGCAGATTTACAAAAGTCAAAATTTCAATTTACTTACACGGCAGGTGATGACATCATAAGCAAGCAATACCAAGTTGCACAGCGCATATACGGGGATTATGAAGCAGTAGGATATACCATCAATCCAAACACTAGCCCTAGTGACTTTGCCATAGGTGAACAAAAGATTCAACTTGTAACTAAGTCAACACCTTCGGGATTGGTAAATGGTAGCGGTTATGTCATGCCCATTTTCCTCAATGATCAATTAGAGTTTGTTGCACCCGGACCGCGATGTTTATACGAGGCAGGCACATACCCTATTGAATTATACGATGACAGTGTAAGTGCAGTTGTTACTACATCCGTACCTGTGCTAAACAATTACAGTGCACTTGTTGCTGAACTTGATGATTACGATTTGAACTTTGCACCTGAAGTACCAGCGCAACCGATAATAAGCAATCCATACAACAACCTATTCAATCTGTATTGGCGCACTTACATGAATGCTTTATACTCACCTGAAGCACGCATGATGGAAGCGAACTTTGCACTTGACCTTAAAGACATCCTTACCTTTTCATTTGCCGACAAGATATGGATTCAGGATAGCTATTGGCGCATACTTGAAATAATGGATTACAAGGTGGGCATGTATGAAAGCACAAAGGTGAAGCTTATAAAGTTTTTGGAAGATGTAGAAGATTGTTCAAGTACGCCTGTATCAATTAGCGTCAATGGTGAAGTAAACTTTGAAGATGGCAACGGTGACCCTGTTGAGCCAACGCAAGATTGCTGTTCACGTTATGGCTATAATTGGGATGAAGTCAATGCTGTTTGTTGGGCGTTTACACCAACGGGCGATAGACCTAATAGCGGTGTAAATGGTAATGCCACAAGTCCAGCACCTCGTGTGATTAAAACAGCAAGGCAAACGCGATCTATTGTCAATTCAGTAATCAATGGTGAATCGGTTGCTATCGAAGTTGGTAATAAGGATATGCTTGCTGTGGGCGAGAATCTGACGCTGTCAAAGGATGTTCAAGGCAGTACGCTACTTGGAAAGAATGTTGAAACGAATCTTCCGGGTATTCATATAGGAGGTGGCTATCGCGATGGTAATGTAGCTAATGCGACTTATACTGGATGGGCGCAAATGGGCATGTTAGTGTTACAAGATTATCCAACCATTGCAACATCAGGTGAAGTAGTTGATTTATTAATTGAGGGTGTAGCGGGACAATACATCAACATTCCCGATGATACGGTATGGAGTTGTATATTCAATGTTGTTATACGCGATGCGGCAGGAGCAAGTGAAACTTCATTGCATCACTTTACTCTTGACAAGATAGGAGGCGCAGCAAACGCCAGTGCAATAACTACGCTCAATACTATTGGTGCAATCGGCACGAATGTGTTTACATTTGGTATTGACACTGCTACTAATCCAGCTGAGCATCGAATAAACATCACCGTCACAGGTGGCACATATCCAGCAGGCTTTCAAATTTCTTCTACACTTCAATACCAACAAATGAAACTTTCAACATAATGGATTCAATTAAAAACACAATGCGTTATTTGCAACTGGGCATTGCACCAACAGCTAAGCATAACTTTCAACTTCGCACATGGCAACGTGTGCTGTGGTATATCACACTCTATGTGTGGCGCACTATCTTGTTTTTCGGACTAATCTATTTACTATCTAAACTAATATACTAATGGCAGAGCCTATCGTTCGGAGTTTCGTAATTGACACCACAGAAAGTGAACAAAACCTTAAGGAGTTAAACGTTCAAATCAATGCAACATCGCAAGCAATCAATAGCGGTGCGCAATCTTTTGAGAATGTAGCCGCTGCTGAACAGGAAGTAGTAGCATCGAGCAAGTCACTCAAGGCACAGCTACGTGAATTACAGGCACAGCTTGCCGCTACTGACCCCGATAGCGCAAAGTACCGTGAACTTGCAGCCGCAGCGGGTGAACTCAAGGATAGAATACAAGATGCAGCGCAAGCAGTAGGCACACAGGCGGGTGGTGCTTTTGAGCGTGTTGGTGGATCATTAGGACTTGTTACTTCACGTATTGCCAACCTTGACTTTGAAGGTGCGGCAGAGGGTGCAAAGCAATTAGCGGTTAACATCGGACAGGTCAAGCCGGGTGATATTGCCAAAGGTATATCCAGTATCGGAAGTGCATTTGCATCGGTAGGTAAGGCATTACTAACTAACCCTATCTTTTTGATAGGTGCTGCCATAGCGGGTGCGATTGTGTACGCTGAAGAATTGCTGTCATTGATTGACGGTGTTACCGATGCAGAAACGAAAGCATTGGATGCACAGAAAGAACGTGCAGCACTTGCAAAGGAACAGGTAGATGCAATTAGTGCGCAAGAGGAATCATTAAAGCGTCAAGGCTTAAGTGAAAAAGAGATTACAGAACTTAAACTTCAAGCATTAAATACTGCTATACTTGAACAACAAGCAGTAGTTGAAACGACACGCTTACAAGCAGAAGGACAGATTAAGGCAGCGGAACGTAATGCAAAATATCTCCAAACGTTTCTTGACTTTGTAACCTTCCCACAGCGCAAGCTTGCGGAGTTCTTTCAAAATTTTGTCAATGGTGCAATTACAGTACTCAATAAACTTGGTTTAGATGTAGAGAAAATCGACATTACATCCGTCTTTGAGGATGTAAACAACTTCATTGTAAAAAAGATATTCGACCCTGAACAAGAGCGCAAAGACCAAGAGAAGATAGTCAAGGATGCGGAAAAGACTTTGACTTCATTAAACAACCAACGTGATGGAATACTTAATGCACAGGACGCAAAGGAAAAGTCACAAAGAGAGAAGAATAATGCTGATAGGTTAGCGGACGAACAAAAGACTAATGCTGCATTATACGAATCACGTAAAAAACTTTATGAGCAATCTATTGAATTAAATCGTAAACTACGAGAAGATGCCGCTAAGCCAGTTGAATCAACAAAGACAGAATTAACTGATTTCGATGCAGAAATAAAAGCGCAACAAGATGCAGAGGATTTACGCATATCGCTAATGGCAGAAGGGCAAGACAAAGAGATTGCCATTGTTGATGCCAAATATGCTAAGCTACGTGAACAGGCAAAAGGAAATGCAGAATTGCAGAAACAAATTGCTGAAGCAAATCAAAATGAGGTCAATGATATCATTCAAAAAGGTATTGACAAAGAAGTAGCGGCAAGGCAAGCAGGATTTAAAAAAGGTTTAGATTTAGCGCAAGGTGCAATACAGGTACTGCAAGCATTCAGCGATGCATCTACAAAGAATGGTGAGCGAGATGCTAAAAAGAAATTCAAAACAGACAAAGCACTTGCCATTGGTGCTGCAACAGTACAAACAGCATCGGCTGTTACCGGTGCATTGACCGCAGGGGGTAACCCTATTAAACTTGCGACAGGCGCACAATTTGTTGAAGCTGGTATTGCGGCTGCATTAGGTTTGGCACAGATTGTAAAAATTAAAAATTCACAGTTTGGTGGTGGTGCAACAGGTGGCAATGATACCACAAGTAATATACCTTCAACGGGTGGTGGTGATACAGGTGCACAGCCTGCGCAATTCAACCCACTTGCCGCATCATTCCTGCAAGATAGACCTGAACAAATTACACCACGTGCATATGTACTTGCAGGCGATGTAGCCAGTGCACAAGAGGTGCGCGAAAACGTAGCGGATTTAGCAAGAATCGGATAAACTAATATAATTTTACATCATGGAAAAAAGAAAAGTAGTTAAATGTGTTATTGATGAAGAGGGTCGTTTAGGCATCACTGCAATGGGCTTAGTGGATAGCCCTGCAATCGAAGAAAATTGGATTGCACTTTCTAAAATGCAATTATCAAAAGTAGATGAAGAACGCAGGATGCTGTATGGTCCCGCACTCATTCCGGATAAGGAGATACTTCGCTATGATGACAAGGGCGAACCTTACTATGTGTACTTTGAAAAGGCAACCGTTCAAAAGGTAGCACATCAGTTTTTCAAAAAGAATCTACAACACACCACTAACCTGCAACATGAAATACCCGTAACAGGTGTGACCGTTGTAGAGTCATGGTTGAAAGAGGGTAAGCAAGATAAATCATTACAGCTCGGATTGCCTGAACTGCCCGATGGCACATGGTTTATTGGTACGCATGTAGACGAAGATGCCGTGTGGGAAGATGTGAAGATGGGCAAGGTAAAAGGATACAGCATTGAAGGGTTCTTTAACGAGGTAGGCGTAGCCATGAGTGGTGTAAAGAATTACGAGGCTGAATTAGTACTTGAGTTAGATCAACTATTAAGCAGTGTAAATCCCAACAAATGAAAATAAATGCTGTTAAATTTAAGGACAAAGCGTCCTTTGAAAAGAACAAGAACAAGCCTAATGTACGTGCCGTGCATGAGCCATTTGGCATTATTGTTTTTGAAGATGCTAACTATGTTGCCCCTGATGCTGCCAAAGTATCGCAGGCATACCAAGTAGACGGTGCACTCGATAACATCCCTACTGGTCTTGCTATCTTAGTTGCCCCTGATATGGGCGCAGCTGAAATCTACTTGCAAAAGAACAAAATCATTATTACGCAATCATTCGAGCTTACTAATACTTTCTTTGTAGAAGTACCTGCGTTTGCATCATTTGATGAGTTCTATACTGCGCTAATGAACACGAAGCTATTCACGAGCGTAGAGCCTGATTATATCCAACCATTTCAAACGGATGCAGATGCATACAGCTACGAATCACAATGGCATTTGCCTAATGTGAAGGCACGCGAGGCGTGGGCATTAATCGATGGTGCTGCCTATGGTGAAGTTGCAGTACTGGATATTGCTTGCGAAACAGGGCATGAAGATTTGCAGGGCATGATTAGCGATACATCTTGGAATTGCGTTACCAATGCAGCAGATGTCAACCCGGTTAGTGAATTTGAAAAGCACGGTACTTGTTGCAGTGGTTTGATATGTGCAACTACCGATAATGGTGTAGGTGTTTCCTCACTAGGAAACAACAAACTCAAAGTGCAATTCTTGCATATCGGTTATGGCAGTACATCGGGTGGGGGGTTTAGCACATCGGACACTATCCTTACACTTGCCGCTAACAAGGTAATTGCTAATCCTAACTGCCTTGCCGTATCAATGTCGTGGGGTGGTGGTGGCACTTGGAGTTATCCGATATTCCAAAACGGATTGACGCAAATCAAAACGCTAGGACGTGAGGGTAAGGGTATTCCAATCTTCGCATCAAGTGGTAACCAGTATAGCAGTAACTTCACACAAGCACCTGCTATCTATCCAATGGTACACGCAGTAGGAGCAAGCACAACTACAAACACCCGTGCAGGATTTAGCAACTACGGACCAAAGTTGTTTGCCGCAACACCCGGCACATCATGCCCCACAGTTGACCGCACAGGTGCAAATGGGTACAACACCACAAGCAACTATACCAACTTTAGTGGCACATCGTGTTCATGCCCTGTATTAGCGGCTATTGCTGCAAGTACTTTGCTTGCTAATCCATCATTGACAGAGGCACAGGTAGCAGATGTGTTGCGACAAGCTGCACGTAAGACGGGCGGTTATGTTTATGATGCTAATGGTAAGAGTGCGGAACTAGGTTACGGAGTAGTTGACATGTTTAGTGCTGTGACCATTGCCAAATCATTAGACGGTGGTGAACCTGTACCTGTGCCAACACCAGAGTTCAATCTATTTGGTACGATTAGCACACCTGCAAATGCAGTGCAAGGCTCAACTATCAATGTCACGTATAGCGTTAACGTAGACAGGGTATATAGCAAAGACATCATTGCAACAGTTAGCCTGTTGTTCAAACGTCCCGATGGTAGTGTGTTTACTTTCTACACTGGAGATGTGACCATACCAAAAGGGCAACAGGTAACAACCATGACCGCACCATTTGCCCTGCCTAACAACCAAACAGGCAATAGCACGTTCACACTTTCTATTGATCCAAACAATGTTATTGTTGAATTGAATGAGAATGATAACAGCATAAGCACTGGATGTAACATTGCACCTATCAATCCACCTGCGGATGGAACGGATGCAGAAGTCAGCATTGAAAGTTATGAATGGCTAGATGCTAATCGTGTGCGCATACGCTATAAGTTCACCAATAAAGGCACAGTGCCTATTACATCACTGAAGGTAAAGCATGGTTTTGCAGGTGGCTTTCAAGGCGTGTGGAATCGTACCGATAAAATACAGCCGGGTAGAAGTGTAACATTAGGCAGTGTGTATAGCACAACTTGGATTGGTGTAACCTTGCCTGCTATCTACACTATTGAGATAGTTGCTGTGAATGGTTCACCTGATGCAGTCACAACTAATAACATTGCAAGTAAAGAGATAAAGAAATAATTCTATATTTGCAACGTTAACAGCTTTTATAGTGTTTAAGGTATAAGCGTCAAAAAGAATGCCCCTAACGAGGGGCATTTTTTTTTAAACCAAAACTTAACCACTCAAAGGATGCACGCACGGATGTAATCCGCTATGTTCATCTTTGATGCTTTCGCATTTTTAGCAATCATCTTGTATTGCTTTTCCGTCAATCGTGCGCTAACTTTTTTTGATAAGGTTTCTGTTTGCTTCATAATAAGTGTATTTATTTATACAGCTAAGGTAATATAGTTTTTGGGATGTAACAAAAAAACGTTTTTGCTACTATACCCAAATACTAATCGATGTCAAACATTAAAGAACAAATCAAATCCGTATTCTCAAAGTACGGCATTGACCCTTCAAGCGTCGGTATCAAGTTCGAAGAAGAAACAGCTACTGAAGAAACAGCCACAGAGGTGAAGTTCGCAGTAGAAGGTACTTTGAGCGATGGTACTAAAATCTATTCTACCGCTGATGAGTGGGTAGTAGGTGTGGATATTTACACACAGGATGCTGAAGGCAATCCAGTGCCTGTTCCTGCAGGCGAGTACCTGCTTGAGGACGGTGTGACCAAAGTCGTAGTAGGCGAAGATGGTCTTATTGCTGAAATTGAAAAAGAAGAACAATCGACTGAAATGAGCAGCGAAGACCTTGTTGCGGTAATCGGTCAATTGTCTGAGCGTATCGCTGCACTTGAAACTGAAAAGACTGAACTTGCTGCTGCAATCGAATCTGCAAAGAACGAAACTGCATCTGTAAAGGCTGAGCTTGCTTCTGTAAAGAAAGCACCTGCTGTTCCTTCAGTTAAGTCACAAGAATTCAAGAAAAACGCACAGCCATTGGTTGCTTCGAATGGATCATCATTCAGCGACTTCATGGAGAACATCCGTGCTAAACAAGTAAATTAATTCACCTCATAAATTATTATTTAAAATGCCAACAACAACTTCACTCACCACCACCTATGCAGGTGAATTAGCTGGTGAAATCGTAGCTAAAGCTTTGTTGTCAAACGTATCTGCACAGTACGTGACAATGAAGCCAAACGTACCTTACAAATCAGTAGTACGTAAAATTGATGACACTGTAACATTTGCTGCCGGCACTTGTGACTTTACCCCAACAGGTACTATCACTTTGACTGAGCGCATCTTGACCTTGGAAGAATTCCAAGTTCAACGCCAAATCTGTAAGAAGGACTTCTTCACAGACTGGACTGCTGCTGATGTAATGAGCGGCCGTGTAAACACTCAAATCCAAGATGCTATCATTGGCCGCTTGGTTGGTGGTATCGCTGCTAACAACGAATCTGTAATGTGGAATGGCGTTAACGCTACCGCAGGTCAGTACGATGGTTTCTTGACTTTGATTAAGGCGGGTGGTTCAGGTGCTGTATCTGCGGGTTCAGGCGCTTTGGATTCTACCAACATCATCGCTACCATTTGGGACATCATCAACACTGCTCCTGCTGCTGTTAAAGGTGCTGCTGAAAAGCCTGCACTTTACATGGGACAGGCTGCTTGGGAAGCTTACATGCAAGCTCAAATCGCTGATGGCAACGGATGGTATGCAACCGCAGGCCCAGAAGTAGCTAAGCGTTTCGTAGGTATGTACGAAATCTACGTATGCCCAGGTATGGCTGCTGATAACATCGTGTTTGCACAGAAGTCAAACTTGATGCTTGGTACATGGCAGGAAAACCAAATGAACGAAGTGTTCATCTTGGATATGCAAAACTTGGATGGTTCACAGAACGTTCGTTACGGTGCGCGATTCTATTTGGGTGCACAGATTGCAGTAGCTGAGGACATCACCTACTGGGGAGCATAATTAATAACTAAGGGGGTGTAACAGCCCCCTTTTAAAACTATATAAAACATGGCTTGTGAATTAACCACAGGATTTACCCTCGGATGCCTTGAAGGTATTGGTGGTGTTAAAGAAGTATTGATTGCTAACTACGATGACTTTACATCGGGCGTTACTTATGATGCCGTAACAGGTAAGGTAGATGGTTTGCCAACCGCTACTATCTATCGTTACGTGCCATTCCGTAACTCAGGTTCTTACATTGAAACAGTAAACAAAAACTTGGAAACAGGTACGCTTTACTTTTCGCAGGAAGTTGGATGGACTTTCGGTAAGTTGAACCAAGATATGCGTAACGAATTCTTGAACGTTGCAAAGGCGAAGATGGTTGTGTTCGTTCGTACTAACGATGACCAAATCCTTTTGATTGGTGCAGGCGAAGGTTCACAATTGACCGCAGGTACTGTTCAATCAGGACAGCAGAAAGCAGATTTGATGGGTTACCAAGTAACAACCATTGCGGAAGAACTTGTACCCGCTGCACACCTTGAAGCTTTCACATCAGTACCTTTCGATAACTTCGCAGGTATTACTGTAAGCCCTGCTTACTAAGAATTGTTTCCGTTTGTGTTCTTGTTGTATTGTAAAGGGGGCAGGTTTACACTTGCCCCTTTTTAAATAAAAGGCTAATGATCTACTTAACTACCAATACTGCTAATCAACAAGTGTATCTTTCATTAGATGAAGCACGGCAGTATTACAGCACAGCATTCACAAACTATCTCATCATTCTCACACACGAGGAGAATAGCACTACCGGGACTAAGCTTGCACAGGTTGCAACGGTTGTTAGTGAATCGGTAAGAATTACACATCTGACTATTACCACAGTTGGCTTAACTTTGGCGGGTAGGTATCGCTATGAAGTGTATGGACAAAACTCTGCAATTAATACTAATCCGGCAAATGCTGCTGTTGTTGGTATTGTGGAGCGTGGATATGCTGTTTTAAATGACAATACAAGTTGGTTTGATGTACCTGTCAATACCATACCAAACGATATAATATATGAACCATAACGAATCGAATATAGTATCACTGAAGCTTAGTGAATACGTAGCTAAAAGCGATGCAGAGAAAGTAGACCGCAAAGGGTGGGTAAACTACGGAGATGCAAATGATTTCCCGCAGTACCTACGTGACCTATCGCATGAATCACCCGTGCATGGTTCACTCGTTGTGGCAATCGGTGATATGATTGCAGGTAAGGGTATCCAGTCCGAGCAATATCAGGCTGAACTTGACGCGCTAAAGGTTGATGAACTAACCTACGCATGTGCACATGACTTGAAGTTGTTTGGCGGTTTCTTCATTGAAGTGATTTGGAGCAATGATAGAACGGTTATATCTAAGCTAAACGCCATACCTTTTGAAGAGTGCCGTATTGCAATCAGTCAAGAGGACGAAAGCGAGATAGGTATTTACCACAGCTACGATTGGTCAAACATTCGCAAGAAAAAGAACACACCCGAGTTCATACCCAAATACAACTATTTAACACGTAACGAGGAACCGCGCCAAATCTATTGGTGCTTTACGTACACAGGTAGTGATTCATACCCACGCCCTGACTATTGGTCTGCTATCAACTACATCGAGTTAGATAAGCAGATATCTATATTCCATATCAACCAAATTTCAAACGGTCTTTTCCCTTCTACTATCATCAACTTCTACAATGGGCAAGCAACGCCTGAACAGAAGCAACAGATGATGATGGACTGGGAGAACAAGATGAGTGGTGCACGTAATGCAGGAAAGGTGGTTATGTTCTTTAACGAACGTGATCAACCTAAGACTGAAATTACACCATTCCCCGTTAATGATGCGGATAAGCAGTATCAGTTAATGGATACTACCGCACAGCAAAAGATTATCACTGCACACCGTGTTACTACTCCATTGCTTTTCGGTATCAGAGAAACATCGGGATTCGGTAGCAACAAAGATGAAATGACTGTTGGTCTTGAGATATTTAATAAGCAAGTAATCGAGCCATATCAGGAAAAAATAAATCAAAGTATCACAGAACTATTGAGCAATCAGATGCCGGGTGTAAGCTTTGAGATTGTGCCAAACACTCCACTTGTAGCTGAGCAAACATCTGTTGTAACCGATGCAAGCGCAACAGGTACTACGGCAGATGTTGCCGCTACTGCATTGAATGGTGCACAGATCAGTTCACTTGTAGATATAGTGATGCAAAGTGCTGCGGGAGCTGTGCCAGTGTCAAGTGCTAAGGCTATTGTAAGTGCAGCGTTTCCAACATTACCACCTGATGTGGTTAGTGCAATTTTTGCAGATGTATTGCCGGGTAGTTTGCAACCAAGGGAAGTGATTCAATCAAGTGTTGAGTTAAAAAAAAAAGTAGATGACAGCGAAGTAGGTGAAGCATTGATAGCATTAGGCGAAGATGCACCTGAAGACTGGATATTGATTGATGCCTACAATGCAGATGAAGAAATTCAGCACGAATTTGCAGTACGCACAGGAGCGGCAAGACCAGCGGCAAAGAGTGAGCAAGATGCTATTGTCGATGGTAAATACTTTATTACTCGTTACGTTTACGCAGGTGAGTTTAGGAATGATAATATGCGCCCATTTTGTCGCAAGATGCTTGAAGCAGGTAAGCTATATCGCAAAGAGGATATTGTAGCTATGGAAAACGTAGCTGTCAATCCCGGATGGGGACCTGAAGGCGCGGCTACTTATGACATTTGGTTTTACAAGGGCGGTGGTAACTGTCACCACTTTTGGGAAAAGCGTGTTTATGTAGATGCAAAGGGTGCAAAGATTAACCCTAATGACCCTGATGCAAAACGTATCGCTGTGGCAATGGCTGAACGTATGGGTTATAAAGTGCGAAATAACTCACTTGTGGCGAAGCTACCTGTTGACATGGATTATAACGGTTTCCTACCAACAAACCCTATTTACGGCAATCAATAATTACAATTATGGCAGAAGTACTTTTAATATCAGAGAACTACATAAAGAAATATACAACGGTCAATGGTAGTGTTGACCCAAATATTTTATACCCTTCGGTATATTTAGCACAGGACAAATGGCTGTTACCATTTCTTGGTACTGACTTGCTAAACAAGATAAAGACCGATGTATCAAACAATACGATTGCGGGCAACTATCAGATATTACTTGAGGATTACATCCAAAAGATGCTCTTGTGGTGGGTTATGGTGGATGTTACACCAAATCTTTGCTATCGTATGGACAATGGCACGCTGGTGCAACGTCAATCAGAGGATACTGTGCCCGTATCGGATTTAGTTATGAAGGATATGATAGACCGTGCAAGGCAAAACGCGGAACACTACACCACTTTGCTTGTTGATTACCTATGTGCTAACTCAAGTTTGTTCCCGGAATACCAAACAGCGCAATGGCCTGATAGATCACCACGGACGGATGTGACAAACACACTTAACTACCAGTTCAGTTCGGGCAATACATCCACTTCATACCGTCCCACCTACTCACGTAATATCATCAATCGTATACCATGAGTGAAAAAAAGACATTGAAGCAAGACTACACTGAACGTTTGCGCAAGTACGAGCGTGAGCTATCATTAAAACTACGAGCGAATGGCAAGCAAGAAGAACGCACCCGTGACAAAAAGTAACGGTTTGAAATCATTGCGCTACAAGCTGCAATTATTCGATGGCTTTTGGTCAATACCACTTGCCTTTTTGGTGTTTGCCATATCAGGTACTGTATCGGTTGCCTATTTTGGCGATGCGCTTATTAGCACGGAATACATCCAGTACATTGTGCTTGCGGCAATGGTCATGGTCTTTGCCAATTTCGTTGTGTTCTTAGGCATCAGATTCAATTTTCGGGCATTACAACGGGAGATATACAACAAGGAAGTTAAGTATGAAATCAATACCTATCTAACCACATGGCAAAAGGTTGTCTTATACCTGCTCTTATATGCGTTCTACTTTGCTGCGTACCTGTATATCTTACACATGCTGATGACGGTTACTGCGTAAGGGTAACCTCTGCGGCGTTTGTGGGTGTGCAGGAAAGGGGCGGTAATAACATGGGCTTTAATGACAAGGCTCTGCTTATTCTTATGAAGCAGGAAGGGTGGAAACCCGGCTATGCATGGTGTTCATTTTTTGTCATGGCAATGCTTAACGAGTGCGGTATACCTCACACCATTACAGGATGGTCACCTACTGCATACAACAAGCGTGATGTAATCTTCACCGATGGAAAGTTCCTGCAAGCGTTCAGCGACAAGGATGTATTGGTCATGACACTTAGTTACAACTCATTTAAGGGAAAGCGATTTAAGGGCATAGGACACACTGGAATAGTAGACAGGGTCTCTAAGTATTCAGTGCGTACAATTGAGGGCAATACGAACGAGCAGGGCATGCGTGACAGCCGCACACGGGATGGGGTGTACTACAAGATAAGACCACTATCAAAGAACTTACATATAACACGATGGAAAAAAACAAATTAAAAAGGACAATTATAGATGTGTCCCTTGGACTTGTATGCTTTATATGCGTGTTTTATTTGATTAAATCAAATAAGCATCAAATAAGCAATCCCGCTGTGGATAGGCTTCACAGCATAAATGATAGTCTGTATGAAGTCATCCAATCAAATAACATTAAGACCGATTCGCTCTTTGCTAAAATTGATTCGCTAAACGTCAAAGGTGATACCATCATACAGCAACAAGAAATAACCAACCAATACTATCGCAATGAAACTTACAACATTCTTAATTCTGATAATGCTGCTGCATCTAAGCAGTTCCGCGCAACACTCAAAAAGTCGGACAGCTTACTTAAAGCAGGATTTTACACCCGAACTTACAACCTACGATCTGCAGCTTTTCAATCTCAACTACAATAGCATGATGTACTGGTATGGTACGGCTATGGAAATTGATTCGTTGTACCAACTTGAGAAGCTAAAGGTGGGTTACTACGCTAAGATAACAGGCATACAGGCATCGAGTTATGAAACATTAGCGCAGATATACGCTAACAAGCAAGCGATTGAAAAGGCTGTTAATGCTGAAAAGGATGCTGAAATCAAAGACCTGAAACAGCGCAACAGGCGGTTGATATTTTCAAACACAGCACTAACAATTGGAATTTCTGCCATTGCTTTTTCTACTATATATTTTACACTGTTATAGTTATGGATTTTCAACCGAGAGATTTAGTGACCATTATAGGGGGTGCAGTATCACTTACCGGGTTATACTATGCGTTAAAGCGTGATGTGGTAAAGGTTAGTGCATCACTTAAGACAGTTGAATCATACCACAAAAGGGAGGTTACTATGCTTGCTGAATCTATAAAGGATACTAAGGAAGAGTTCAACAATAAACTTACTGCCATGAAGGATGAGCAAAACAAGGCTATTGATAAGCTTGAAAGTAAGATTGACACGATTGCAACTCAAAACATTTTGATATCAAACAACCTTGCGGAATTGACAGGGTACTTGCGAGGTCAAAAATAAATTAGCATGAGACCAAATTACGCTGCGGTTTATCTAGAGATAAACGAAGGCGAGGGTACACTGAATAGCCGTGTTGCTAACGCAATGCGTAAGTACAACATAGGTATCAGTCAAAAGAGTTTCACCCGGATGTTCCATGCGTGGTGCAAAGGCAATAACATTGTAAAGAATAACAGTGTTATAGTTGGTCAAATAGATCGTGGCAAAAGTCCACTTGCCTCACTAGAAACAAAGCTGAATGGATTTAGTAGCATACTCGATGAACTTAAACCATCGGAATCAAATCCACTAGACCTGCCACCATCGCAGGAATCAAATTACAAGCCGTACAAGCTACCGATAAATCACAACAATATCTTGTTGATGTCGGATATTCACGTTCCCTACCATAACATTCAGGCATTGACTTTGGCGTTAAAGTATGGACTGGAGAATGAGGTTAATACCATCCTGCTCAATGGTGATGTAATAGACTTCTACGCAATAAGCCGTTTTGAGAAAGACCCACGTAAGCGCAACTTCGGGCATGAAGTATTGATGACAAGGCAGTTTCTGCAAACCTTGCGAAAACTATTTCCAAATAGTGCCATTTATTACAAATGTGGGAATCATGATGTGCGTTATGACCATTACATCATGCGTAATGCGCCCGACCTTTTGGGCATGAATGAGTTTAGCTTTGAGAGTTTGATGAAGCTTGATGAACTTAATATCACTTTTATCCCGGATAAGCAAGTAATCCACGCGGGTAACTTGACAATCTTGCACGGGCATGAGTTAGGTGCATCTGTGTTTAGCCCTGTGAACATTGCACGCGGTTTGTTTTTACGTGCTAAGGCTAATGCATTATGCGGTCATCATCACCAGGCATCAGAACACACAGAGCCTAACATCAATGGCAAGCTAACAACGTGCTGGAGTGTGGCATGTTTGTGCGAATTGCACCCTGATTACATGCCCATCAACAAACACCATCATGGCTTTGCGCATGTGCGTGTAATGGACACGGGAGAATTTGAAGTAAACAACTATCGTATTGTGAATGGTAAGATTCGATAAATAAAAAGACCCCACCGTTGCAGGGTCTTTTATCAATCAAATAACAAAAACAAGAGGTATTGAAAACAAAACCGCTGTAAATATAGCACAAATGAAACGCAAGCCACATCCAAAAGTTATTCATCGCAAACTCGGAAGAGAGAAGGCTGATGGTTTGTACTGCGATAACGTCATTGAGATAGACCCTACGCTGCCACCAATGCGATACCTTATTGTGTTGATCCATGAGTATCTTCATCACATTCAACCTGAATGGAGTGAGGAGAAGGTGGATGCTGAAGGTGAGGCACTGGGTAGGTTTCTTTGGAAGCATGGCTATCGCAAGGTGCAGCAATGATACGCCCACTGCTAAGGATTAAGTAGCGTGTCAAAACTTATCTGCTATTCCGGCATCGAGTAACTCACTTGCCAACCATTCACGTATCTTACCTACTATCTCGTATTGTTCAGCTGTAAGGTCTTGGTATTTCTCAAGGCTACGCAGGTGCTGTTGTATTTCGTATATCACATCATGGTACTTCATACCATTCACAGAGCAATCAAATGCGTGCTGGTCTTCCCTAAGGTCAAAGGTTAGTGTTGCTTTCATCTTGTTGTGTTCTATTTGGTTGTCCTGTTTCACCATCTCTATACCCATCGTTGTATGAGTCATGGATGTGGTTCATTTCAATCGTTTGCACTGCGTTCAATAGTCCTTCCATTTCAGCCCAAGTCATGCGTATGGCTTGACCTTTAAAACGTCTTTTAAGCGTTAGATGAAGTCTGCGAATGGCTGTTTCTTTTTTCATTTTGCGTATTCGTCTTTAGTTAACAAAATTGCTTTCATTGCCTGCATATAGGTTGAATGATTTAAACCATTATTTAAAATATCTATAAGAGCGTTGTAGATATCAGGACTAGCAGCAAGAAAAAAAGCATCTTTTGATGTTAATCCTCCAAGTGAATCTTCATTATTTACCTGGTCTAAACCTACTATCATAATAGGACTAATACCATTGTTTTCTTGTTCATCTCCATGATATCCTCGAAGCAAAATATTTGCTCCATTTTTCATTGGTGTCCATTCATTACAATCTACCCAAAATTTGTATTTGGTTTTTAATAAAGTTGTGTTTGTCATAAGTACTTTGTGTCTTTGGTTATGGTGAATAGGTCTTTGTTTACGGCTTTGATTTTGTTATGTAGATTATCTTTTACGTATCGTGTTTTGGCATTAGCAAACATGTTGAGCAAAACCAAACGTTCCTGCCGTAGATCATCAAGCGGTAGCAGTTTTCTTTTGCACATTGAGTTTGAGTATTTCGTTTTTTACGTGGTGGTAGTAGGCTTTCACGGAATAGTATTCACCGGTGCCATCAAAGTCATTTACGATGTCATCAGGTGCGTTAGCCAATGCTTCATCGACGCAATAGAGTGCGCAGTTGATAGCTTTGATATGCACCGCACCCAGTTGCCCTTCCTGCTGTTCACCTTCGACTATATCAAAATAGTTCGAGTACAGTTGCCATGCCTTGTCTTTTGCCTTCATTGTTTAGCTTATTGATTAATTCGATTACTTGCTCTTTGTTGTAGTAGTGCTGTATTGAATTGCGCACGTGGTCTTTAAGTTGTTCGGTGGTCATTTGTATGTTTCGTTGTAGTATTCTTCACTAAAGCATCCGTATTTTGGCGCGTAATGAGCCTCCATCAGCTGCTCCTTCTCAATTGCTTTGGCTTTCATTTTTAATTCGCTAATGGCTATTGCATTCAATGTGCCTTCTGCTATTTGGTTGCGTATTGCATCAATCAACCAATCTACTGCGGTTTCTTTTTTCATAGTGCTAAAGTATTAAGGTATTCACGCCACATTGGTACACGCTCCTGAAGCTTTGCGATTGCTGACTCATCAAACTCCACAACCTTTTCGTGGATGCGTTCTTGCACTGGTATATCGTACGTCCATTCGCTAAGGTCTGTTTCAAGGTTAGCACTTGGATTTTCATTTAAGTAAGTAGGCATGTCATATATCATATTCTTTTCTATGCGCTGCGCCTTCTTGATAAATTCAGGGTTGCTCTGTGGATCAATAAGATTCATGCGTAATGATAGGCGGTATTTTTCACTATCTATCATTTGGCTTGGAGCATTGACAAGCACGAAACAGAATGTTGCCTTAGGCGCACCTGTTAGCCAGCAGTATGCTTGACCTTGCCAATAGTAGTCTTTACTCAAGTCATTAACCTTTGCGTCCATAAAAGTGTGGATGTCCCATGATGATTTAATATCCGGCACGTTCACTACTGCGCCACCATCTTTGATAAGCAAATCGGGTGTACCTGTGATGATGTCATTTTGAAAATTGATTTCATTCTTGAACACGATTGCGCCACGTTCTCTGCGCCACAGGTCAATAGCGTCATTCTCAACTGCCACACCTTTCTCGATGTACTTGTTGCTAATCTCTTTGTAACGCTTGTACTTCTGTTGAATGTAGATTTCAAGCAGTGCGCTCTTTGTTGTTTCTGATAAACCTGATTTGGTTCTTGCATCGGTCATTAGCTTACCAAGCTGCGATGCTCTAAATTTTACTTGTTCCATTGTGTTTTGTTTTTGTTTTTGAACTGTTCGGAAATTCCGAACAACTCGATTGATGGTGCTAAGATACTACAACAATCCTGATAGTTCCTGTTTTTTAACATTTACTAACGGTTCAATTTGCGCCCAATATTCCTGTGGGCATGCCTGCAAGATGATATCACAATCATCAAGGCTTTGCGCTTTCTCGATTAATTCAAGCATGTACTGCACATCTTTGTTGGATGCGTTAAGGCTACCCTTCAATTTGAATGGCTTGTACACATCCACGTTGTTGCGGTTAAGGTCACGCCCTAACAACTTACCAAATGACAATGCAGCGTTTTTAAGGCACTCTGTTTTGAGTTTAGGGAACGCAAGGTCTAAGGCGTTCGGCTTTTTATTATCTGCGTTTAATGCCCACCTATTGCGCTCAACAGGGTCGGCTGCTATCGCACTGGGTACTTTGTCAACCATGATGACAATGGATGCTGCTCCTGTTCTACGCAATTCATACCCGGTTATTGGATGGATCACTACAAGGTCAAGACTACCCACTACCTCGTTAGCTATACGCTCCCACTTGAAATTCTCTGTTCTCCAATGCCCGAAGAACATTTCATCTAAGGTGGTTTCTACGTGTGATATGACTAAGGTCTTAGCCTTACCATCGGGAGTTTTTTCAATACCGATTTCATCGGGTTTGGCGTTAAGCATTTGCTGAAATTTCTGCAATGCTTCCAAATTGTCTTTGTGGAAACTGTTCATGTTGTTATTGATTTTAGACTTTAAAGATACAAATTAATACTTCATCAGGCAATCATTTAACTCTTGACAATAGTTAAGAATTGCAAAAAAGATTGCGCCCCATACGATGTACTTAATGACTTTGCTTGCTTTCATGTTGTTATTTTTTTACTGGTTTGAATGTACTATGAAAATATGCGTTAGCTATTTCAGTTTTAGGCTCTATACCTAAATTGATATCACGGTCAATATAGCACTCCACAATTTGTTGTTTTTCCATTTCCAATGCCTTCATATAAATTGGCACAACTGTCTTCATTTTATAAATTGGATTCAATTCAACTTTATTTAGCTTTAGTGCTATATCTATTTGTTCAATTAGAAATTGAACGGCGGTTTGTTTTTGATTCATAGGATATGTGCGTTGATGAGCCGCACCCCTCCTTTTGTTTTACTTATTGCAAACTACTTGTGATGCCCACATGTAAAGAATGTTCACTTTATTTGCGTTCCATTCCTGTGCAGTGATTCCGATTTTCTTAGCTGTTTCAGCGCAAGTCTTACGGAAGTTTTCGTTGTTAATCAATGCTACGATTTCGCTGTTGATGCTTTCAAAGTTTACTGTGTTTGTCATGGCTTTGTGTTTTTGTTGTTGTTTGATGCTGCAATGATAGTGTAAATACTTACATATACCCTGTTAAAAATTGTTAAAATTGCAGTCGGTTACAGATTGTAACCATTTCAAATATACCCACAAGGGTATAAATGCAACACAATTACCCTCGTTTATACCTTTAAGGGTACACTACGCCCACGAATAGCTGCCGTAGTTTGGGAATAGTTCAAAGTACATGCGCATCATTATGGCATCAGCGTAGTCAGGTGACTTACCGTGCATGCGTGCGATTTCCTCTTTACTTATCACAGCGAGTTTGCCATCGGCTTCAGGTTGCCGCCTGCGTATCATATCCAGTTCTTGCACTATCACATCCCGGAACTGATTCACTTTGAAGATTACTTTGTTCTGCTCGATTAATTCTGCAAGCTTGAAATAGCACTCAGCCTTTTGATTGGTGAACTTATCTGATTGTTTAGCACGCCCACCATTAAGAAAGCCCCTGCACTTTAAGCTATCCACCACACCACCACCTACTCCATCTTCATCACAGATCACGTTGGATAATCTGATGCTGTGCCTATCGCATAGTTGCCGAATGGTGCTAACTACGGTAGTAATTGGTTGCTTACGCAGCTCGTGTATCTCCATCAAATGCAAGCCATGCCATACGCATATGACACTACGGTCTTTTCCAAGTCGTGCAATATCTGCACTAATGTATTTATCGCCTTTGCTATCTTCTTCCCGGAAGCAGCGCACTAAATCATCGTATTGGTAAAGGTTGTCTACACTTTCATCATACTCCCAATCACCGTACAAAAGCCTTCGCCTATCTACTTCGGGTAGTCTTTCCAAAGTTTCAATATAGGAATCAGGCAAATGCACATTATCAGTTGCAAGTGATGGAATAAAAGCAAGATGTTGTGGTAATGTTTCACTTCGATATGGTGCATAAAAATCATTATATAGCCATCCCTTCGATGGATTGCATGTGAGCAGCATCTTTGGTGGCAGGTTATATTCTCTTAGCTTATATCGAATACGAGATTGTAATATGTCTATTGCACGCTTACTAACCTGTGCAGCCTCATCCACATATGCATCTGTTAACTCAAGACCACCCAATGAATGAAACTCAGGGTCGGATGGATAGGCAAATAAATCTTTAAGTATTATTTCGCTACCATTTGCAAACGTGATAACGTGCGTTTGGTTGTTGATGGTGTAGTGTTCGTTAGGCAATAGCTGCAATACATGCGCTACCTCGAAAAACGTTTTGAGTGTGGTCTTTTTAAGCGTATCTAATTTGCTGCGACCTATCAACCCACGAGTACCAGGATACTTAAACCTACGGCTTATTTGCCATGCACATCCGATGAATGACTTACCTGGTCCTGCACCTCCACCAAATAGCACAGTGCGTGCCGGGTGTGAATTACCCAGCACACGCAATGCTTCTTTTTGTTTCGGTAGGTACTCAATCATTAAACCCTTCGGATTCGATGGAATTAAAATGGCAAATCACCCGTGCCTTGTGCATCGTTTTCCTGAGGTCGGGAAGATGATTGTTGCAGTGGCTCGGACATCTTACCACTAAAGAACTTACCACTCTTGCCTTCCTTCACCCACGCAGCAAGGCGCATCTTCTTTCCATTCACCATGATTTCACCAGTGTATTCAGGTGCGTTGTTGGTTGTCTTGTTGTTCTTGAATAGGGTGAACTGTCCCTCTTGCATTTGATAGTTACTCATTGTATTAATTGTGTATTATTGCTATATCGTCTACCATTAAACTGATTGTGGTCTTGCCGTTGAAGTCTGTTGTTTCCACTACTTCAAACCATTCGTGGTCGATGCTATGCCCGTTGACAAAGCCAACGTACACCTCAACATCATCCGGGTACTGCGCAAGCTTATCCCACAATTCACCTATTGTCATAGCTTATATTCATCTTTATCAGTTAGCAAATGTAACTCTTCAAAGATAAGGCGCATTGCGATATTATCGCTCATGGCAGGGCGCATACTCCTGCGTGCTGTCAACACAAACAACTTGCGTAGCAGCTCGACTTCTTTCTGTTGATCGTACTTCATTTGTCACCTCCTTCTTTGCTTAAAATGTATTGCTTATACCATTCGTCCATTTGTTGTTTCGAAATTCCTTTAAAGCCATTTTCAAAGCACCACTCGATGTTATTATATGCCCATGTATTGCCCTCTTGCCATTCAGCGTTGTTTTGTCTTTCTTCAAGGCTTAATGCGTGTTCACGAATGGATTTGTGAATACCAACTCCATCATCCATTAGCTTATCAATAAGCCATTGCACCGCAGTTTGCTTTTTCATTTGTCACCTCCGTATGTTTCGTCGTAGTAATCTGATGAATCCCCCAAACGATAACGTGCATAATTAAATGCATCAATAATCTGCTCCTTCTCCATTGCTTTGGCTTGTTCTTCTAATTGATACACTAAGTCACACACTTCATCACGGGTTGGCATTTGGTCTAATTTGGCGTAAAGCCATTGTAATGCTGTTTGCTTTTTCATCTCAGTATTCATTTTGGTTTTCGATTAGTTCTCTGTAACGCTCCTTCCTGTACTCAGTGAATTGATACGGCTTGTTCTTGTACACACGGAAGCGCAAGTCATTGTCCCACGCTGGCAGGTCATCGTACTCACGCATCAATGCTATTTCAATCTGCGGTGGATTGCTGCGCTTTGCTTCCTGCACTGGAGCTTCCTGTATCTTCAACTTATCCGCTGCCTGCTGGATAGCATCTACCACCTGCGGGTGTTGGAACATTTCGTAGATGTTGTTGTTGCTCTGCTTTTCCAAATTAATGCGTTCACTGATCGCTTGTCTTTTGGTCATGAACTTGCGTATCCATTCAAAGAATACCTGACCATCGATGCGGTTATACACCGGGCCAAACTCACCCTTCATTGCCATGCGGAAACAAAGTTGCAGTTCATCCACTCGTAGGTAGTAGTAATCTTCAAGCATCAACTCTGCTGTGAGTGCAAGTTGTTGTGCGTTCATTGGTTGCTGAAGGTTAAAGTATTGTTGGCACATATCCATCATTGCCACCATAATGTTTACCGTTGCTTGCTGATTTTTATTCTTGCGAATTTCAGCCAGCGTTGGTGATGTTTTCAGTGCCAAAATCTCGTGCAATTGCACTTCGGTACTGCTTGCGGAACTCTTCAAGTTCGCTAATGCGTTTTGCTCTTTCATCTTGAATTACGTTTTTTGAATTATTTGAGTTGTCAAATTTAGAATTATTTACCATCCAATTACGTGCTGAAGCTTTCCAATCTTTCATCGGATTGCGGCCTTGCTTCCAACCATTGGCTTCGTAGTAGTTAAAAAATTTCGCGGCCTCGGTGTTTATTTTTTCATCAGTCCATTGCATGTGCTTTTGAACTGAATACTCACCCATGAAATTATAAACATCATTTTCGTTTGGTGGTGCGAATGCACTACGTTTATGGTTTATGGTTTGTGGTTTATTGTTTACTTGTTTATGAATATCGCAGTTGCTTTCAACATTGCTTTGTACTGTGCTTTCACTTTGCTTTGTCAAGTGCTTTTGCAATGCTTTGTCAAGTGCTTTATTAAGTGCTTTGTCAAATTTTGATAGAGCAACTATATTGCATTGATGTTGATTGACTGCCTTCTTTACTACCTTAACAAACCCCCATTCAACAAGTTGGTCAAAACACTTCTTGTATGTGTTGTAGCTTTTACAGCCCATGCCTTGCATGCACTCACTGGCTGTGATTTGGAATATATCTACCCACCCCAATCGGTTATTAATCTCAACAAGCCATAGGTATAGGATACCATGCGAAGCAGTAACATGCTCCGGGTGTTCAAAGGCGTAGTCAAACCATGCCCGTGAATATGAATAGCCGTTATTTTTCATCGAGTAATTTTTGAAGATGTTCAATCATGCGGTTAACTTCATAATCAGTCATTGAAATGTATACTCCTTCACCATCTGAATCACGATATGCTGACATGAAAATAGCGCCATTGATTCTTGAAAATTGAACAAAACATTGTGAGCGTATGTCACGAAAACGTGGCGGATTAGTTTCCACTATTGATCTACCTGAATCAAGATACATAAAACTAAATACCCACCACTACACGTAAAGGCTCCCCCGTGCACGGACGTGCTATAGGCAATACGGTAGTGATGGGATTTTTAATGTTTTCATACGGAAGGAGCATTGCAAAGATAGTCAAACTATCTCTACTTGCAAATAATTGTTGCAATCATAAAGCCTACCATCGCACCAACAGCCAGTATCAATAACATCTTGCTATTGCTTGTATCGCATTCGGCTTCCTGCACGATTGGTTCAGGTGTCGATACCGGTGCTTTGCGGATAGGTGTAAGCTTCAGCTGTCCATTGCTTTGCCTTGCAGCTGCATTATACGCAGTCATTCGCTTGCGAATAGCTATTACATCAGACGGTAAAGGCTCACGCCTAACAACCCAACAGTACTTTCCATTGCCTACCTTCTGAATCAAACCCAGTTCATGCATAGCAGTAATTACGTTGTGACTAATCTTAAATGCTTTTGCAAATTCTCGGGATTGAAATTCAGCTTGACCACATGCGAACAACATCGCATTCATATACTTTTCTTTTGTCTTGCTCATTTCTCTAAATATGTTTTTATTGTTTGTGTAAATTCTTCAAATGACCTGCACACTTTCACACAGTATCCTGCGTTGATAAGTTGTGCATGAACGATTTTCTGCGTGTCTGAAAGTTTACCCTTCTCGGTTTTCATCTCGATAAACAGCGCATGGTATGAACCCGATGGAATGCATATCATTAAATCGGGCATGCCGGGCATGGCTCCTTCAGCCTTCAATATGTTCCACCTTTTCGCCCGTTGCACCGTAGTACCTCCGATAAATACCCCGTTAGGGAATGAAGCAATCAATGTTTTTGGGAATGAGTATCTAAACCACTCCACACATCGTTGCTGTATCTTACTTTCTTCATGCTTCATGTGCAACCTGTTGTAACATGTTTGACATAGACAACCAAAATGCATCACGGTAGTGTTCATCTGCTACGATTTCTACCACGTGCAAATGATTGTGCAGCTGTTGAAATTCCCACTGCCCTACTGGATGTACATGATAATCACAGCCAACCGATACAGGGCAGAACTCTAGCGTTTGCTTTTGCACAGGAATGTCAAACTTCACTAGATAGTTGAATGAGTGATCTATTGTAACCATATAGCACTGTCTACTTTCATTGACTATCTTACGCTTTATGATTTGTTGTTTATTGCCAAACCCTCTACCCACCGTATGGGTATCGTATTCGCTTACCATTGCGCCTTCAAAAGATTCATTAGATTCCATCCTGTTTAGGTTATCTTCAATATCTCTCCAACGTTTCTCTTTGTCGTTGTTATCGAAGATTAATTTAAACCACTTTAAAAGCTTTGCATTGCTCACGTTCAATTCAGCTCGCAACGTTTGGAATGGTACCTTATCCCATCGCTTAATGATGTGCAAGATGTCACTACGTGTGGGTAATTCTTGCTGTCTTGTTTTATTCTTCGCCTTCATTTTTGATAGTTATTACATTAATGATTTCGCATAGTGGCAACTGCATGACATTGCTAAGGTTCATTAGCTGCCGCAGCTTGATACTGCCCGGGTCAGCACACCAGTTGTGCAAAGTCTTTTTTACTATTGGTGTGTTGCTGCGTTGCATGGCACGAAGGAGAGCCGCCTTGCTCCCCACCGTGCGTGCAATCAACCCGTTAAGTTGATTGTTCTTTCTCATAGCTTTGGTTTTAGTTCGGGGTTAACAGCGTAGAACACTTCCCGGTGCGCTTCGCTAAACATGTGCATGAATACTTCCGCATCAATAACCTTATAGTGCCTGTCACGCATATCAACCTCAATGCGTGTAACAATCTGCGAAAGGCTATCGTACTTACGTACTTCGATTTGCTTGTTAGTGCTGTAACTCATTACGGTGGTTAACACCATATCTTCAGACATACAGCAGAACACTTGCCCAAAACTACCACAGATGTAGTAGTGAGGCAAAGTAATTTCAGTAGACCCGCTTATCACGGGTTCATAAATTGGTACTTGAAAAGTGTGTTTCATTGTATTGATTTTTAAAATTAATCTTCGTTATCGTAACATTCGCTGCAAGTGGTTTGGATATCACCGCGCTTAATAACTTCCTCAACCGCTTCATCAACAAAGCACTCCCAATCGGTAGGCTTCATTGTGTCATCAGGATTTTCAGCATTCCATTTTTCAACCATGATGTCTGCTTCCTCTTTTACCCAGTCGTAGTAGGTAGTCCAGTCGCAGTGGATGCACATGTCTTCGTTTTCGTGTGGGTGTGTAAGCCCGTAAATGATTTGCATATTGTTTTTGTTTTTGATTGTGTATCTTTGACGGGTACAAATATACACCTGTTTTTTAAGTGTGCAAGTTTTTACACTAAATTTTAACATTTATTTTTGCATCACTGCGTAAGTAGCCACATATCAAAGCATTACGGCGAATGGCTTAACAAGGCCACGGGGCTTACTCACGATAAAAACAGGGCAAGTGATCTACTACATGAGGTACTTGCCCGGCTAATGGATAGACCAGAACAGGACGTGGTGGATATCGTGTGCGGTGGTAAGATAGAGCAATATGTCAATCGTGCATTGTGGCTATCATGGCATAGCAATCGCAGTGATTACGCTGTTAAGTATCGCAAATACTACGAATTGCACACAGAGCGCGAACTAGTAGATACTAAACAAGATGAAACGTGGATAGGTGCATTTATTGACGGTGAATATCTGTACAGCGCAATAGGGCGTTTGAATGAATACGATAGTATTTTACTACGTCTATACTCAAAACCCGATTTTGACTACAAAGAATTGAGCAGGGAAACAGGAATACCATACAACTATCTGCGGCAATCAATACACAGAGCATTAAAAAGAATACGAGAATATGTTAAACTTCAACGTGCCATTGCACATACAGCGAGAGAGGCTGAACACTTGCAAAAAATGTAAGTTCTTTGTGGCATCAACTTCATCATGCGGCACACTCATAGCCGGTGCAGGCAAAGAGGTTGATCCCGAAGAAAACAGCGTAACCTACTATAAGGAAAAGATAAAGCTTTGCGGTTGCTTCATGCCCTTAAAGGTTAAGTTCCGTTTTACATCATGCCCGGCACATAAGTGGTTTGCACTTGATTGGAAGCAAAACGAGATTGCCGCACTGGATGAGTTCATCAAACGCATTCACAAAGCAAACAAGATTGAAACGGAAGA